CCACCACCACCAGAGATACTAATATTTGGTGGAGATGCTGAGTCATAGTCAGAACCAGCATTAGTAATGCCAATTGATGTAATAGGACCAAAGGTTTTTTTAATACTTGACTTATAAGACCAAACAGATGTGCCATTAATCCAAGTTCCAATTGGACCTGGAGTAATACTATCCTTAATTGAAATAGTTGAAGGACTTAATGGAAATCTATTTAATTTGCGTTGGTTTCCAGGTAAAAGTGCAGATCCTGGAAAAGGTCCAATTTTGTAATTTGGTATACCAGTAGATGCAACATAAACATAATCAGTATTAAAGAATGAATTTTGAATATTAGTTGTATATGGTCCGATAGAGTTCAGGACGGCACTATTATCAGACTTACCTTTATTCAAATCAACAGATACGAGAATATTTCCCTGAGGTACAATCTCTGCTGTTTGTGGGAGTTGATACTGGAATACAGTTGTGCTATCTCTAGATGTTACTAAGAAAGTTCCATTATAAACAATAGGATTTGCACCGTAGATAGTAACTTGATCTCCAACCAAGAGACCATGAGAGTTCGAACAAGTAACCGTTGCAAATCTATTATCAACACCACCAAAAGTAATGGTACTGACAGTTAAAAGTTTTTTAACGTTATACAACCAAGTTTGTAGTTCTGGTTTTTGAGAACTACCACCAAGTTTAGATACAGTGAGTTTATCTCCCGTGAGATAATAAGATCCTGTATCGGTTAGAATAGTTTGTTGAGCGTCAACAATACCGACAATATTTAAAACAACTTCTTGTGCAGTTCCTTTATTAACAAAGACTTCAAGATTTGAAGTGACTCCAGTTGCAGAATCCCAATCTTCAACAACATTATTTACAGAACGAGTACACTCAATAAACTGATTTAATGACTTTTCTTTATATTGAATAAGTTCTGTGCCACCAATGATAAATTCACCGTTTCTTTCTGGCCAACCAATTGTAGAGTCTACAGTAATGATACTATTTGTCGAATCTAAGGGTTCAGCAAGTTTAGTTTTATATGGAACTACAAAAGATCCTTCAATAGTTTCCTCAGACAAAACAAGTTCAAATAGTTCAACATCAGAAGTTTTAATGGAAATATAATTTTCAATCAAAGCACTTGCTGCTGTAATATTGGGATCTGCAATATTTTCTTCTTGAGTTAAAAGTCCATCCTTAATATCTGTAGGATTTCCACTAACAATAGTTGCTCTAAGAATAGTATCAATAGACCAAGTTGCAGCAGATGGTTTAGTAATTTGATCCTTTGGATAGGAAACTGTTACTTCTTCACCGTAAAGCAGTTTAAATAAGTACGCAATACTAAATGAAGTTCCTTTTGTAGAATAAAAATCTTTTACAGATTTAATTGCATTTCGTACATCAATTTTAGTATAATCAAGTTCTGGAACATCAGGAAGAAACTGTTCTGTATATTTGTCTAGTAGTCTCTTAACAAATAGGGCATCAAGACATTTAACTTCTGTATTTTCACTAGCAACTGCTGCTGTAGTATTATTTGAAAATACAGCATTTCCAATTTCATCATATGAAACAATACCACTGACTGCTCTTGCACAACCTTCAAATTTTGCTTTAGTATATCCAGATCCCTTTTTAGAGACAGAAAAACCAGTAACTTCATTTAATCCAATTTGCACCGAAGATCTTGCTTCTGGAGGATTTTGGATAATAACTTGTGGGGGGTTGGAAGAAGAATATCCAGATCCAAATTCAGTGATGTTAATATCAGTAATTCTTCCATTAAAAACGCTAGCCGTTGCTGTTGCACCTGTTCCAGCACCTGAATTATCAACAATATAAACAGAAGGAACATCATCATATCCTTGACCACCATTTAACAACTCTACAGAAATAACTCTACCGTCACCATCAACAAGAGTTTGTAAAATTTGAGCACCAGTAGGATCAATAATTGCAATTCTGGGTGGTACTTCATATCCTTGACCACTATTAAGAATGTCAACTGAAGTGACAACTCCGTCTGTAAGAACTGCTCGCAAAGTTAATTTTACAGGGTTATCTCCCGTTGGTTCATCGATATAAATTTCTGGTACAGTTGTGTATCCCTCACCACCATCTAATACTGGAATAGTTCCTGTAACAGATCCATTTACAATCGTAGGTAATCCAAGTTTTGCTCCACCTGGTTGTTTAAATGAAACTCTAGGGATAAATGTGTATCCACTACCTGAGTTTACAATTTCAAGACTGGAAACAGCACCATTAGTAACAACAGCTTTTAACTCAGGTACTTCGGCATCAACATTAATTGGATTTTGTATAACAACAGTAGGGGGATTTGTATCGCTATATCCTCTTCCACCGTCAAGCAAAGTTGCATCTTTGATACCATTAACAAGAGCAGTTACTGAAGCACCAGAACCCTCTGGGTGTTGTATAGAAACTCTTGGGGGATACTTATATTCATACCCAGATCCAGTATTATTAATACTAATAGATGTAAGTTCACCTGAATTGTTAATACGTGCATATCCTACAGCATTATTGCCAAATGTAGGAATTGGTGCCTCAATAGAGTATAATGAAAGAATTCTTCCATTTAACGGCGATTCATTAAAAATGAATAAATCTCCATCAATAAAGAAATCTACCTTAGGTACAAGAAGATTATTATCATAAACTGCTAGAATATATTCGTCAGCAACAGGTTCATATTTAGCACCAGAACTAGTAAGTTTAAATTGAGTTTTACCTTCCCCAAAAGATCCTGAAATATCGTCAATATTAACAATTTGATTTTCAACAAAACCACTTAAAAATGTAATATCAGTATTCGTATTATCATCTCCAGTAGTTCTAGCTCTTGGAGCAGTTGTAAATATGATATCATTCCCATCAACTGTATAATCAACAGTAGGGACTAAAATTTCGCCATACAACTTGACAATAAGGTGTGCAGGCGAAGGTGAAGAAATTGGAGACGATTGAGAAGTAAGAGGGAACCGAACTTCAGTCCCATCAAACAAATCAATAATCTGAGCAAGTCCAGTCCACTTTAATTTTACTTGATCATATGAAATACCAGGACTTAACGCAATATTTGGTGCGCTTGAGGTTGTTTCGTAATATATTACCTCATCACCAATGAGGATAGAACCATTGCTATCTAAAAAATTATAAACACTTTCAACAACAATTTCATCACTATCTACAGTAATTGCTTCTACTACTTTTGTAGAACCACCTAAGATATTGATATCCAGTTTGTCAATATCAAGATATTGCAAAAAGTCATTAATAATATTCTGACCTAGACCTGTCTTTTCTTGAGATTTATAGTAATATTCAATAAATCTGTTAAACAGAGGATATTCTGTCTTAAGAAACTCAGGGGACTGAGAAGCAATCGACTGGGAGACTTTATTTGTATTCATCTAACTTTAGAAGCAACTAGAATCGTTGAGTGAACCAGGGTTGGATATGGCAGGAATTTCAAGAACAGCAGGGGTTACATTGAATTCCGTTGGCGTCAAACTATTTAGAGGTATTGTAGGAGGTACGATAGTTCCTACAGGAGCAACTGTAATGACTGGTGAGACAATATTAATTATCGTTCCAGGAGTTGTTGCTGGAATAGTTGAATTATTAGCAGGAATGAATTGAACTGGAATTTTAATATTTACTGGTAATAAAGTACCATCAGTAACTTCTCCAATTCCAGTAGCAGGATCAGTGATTATAACAGCATCTACATTGATAGGTGTTGTTCCAGTACTGATGACATTGACTGGACCAAAGCAAACTTGCCCCGTATCATAATTTACTGTTCCTGCAGCATCATTAGTATAAATTTTGCGAATACCTGTATTATAAAAAGTTCTTAAATTTCCATAACCATCATCTTCAAACTGTTGATCAACACCAGGTCTATCAGAAGTTCTAAATGTACCAGAGAGAATTACAGGTTCTTTTTTACAGTTCAATCCAGGATCGCCACCACCAACATCACCATCTCTACTAGGAGCACTATTATATAGATTCGATCCTGTAGCAATACAATATGTGTTTGTTTGGTTGGAGTTTGGTGTTATGTACTTCAAAATTGTTGTTTGAAGTGACGTATCAGTAATACAATTATTTGAAAGCGTAATTGCTTTCTCAAGTTGTGATGCTCTAAAGGTAGAGTTAAAGTTATTAATTTTTGTCTGTGATCCCCAGTCTATTATTGCTTTGCTTATATCAGTTTCAATCTCGGATGGATTTGATCCACAACCAGTGTCATATAGAGCAAAGACTTTTACATTGATAAAGACCTCATCAGGATCAAGTACAACAGGATCAATAGATGCCATTGCGTAGGGTCTTAACAGATTTGAGATTTGTTTTTTTGTTGCATCATTAAGACTCGAACCACTCTTGGTTTTAATAACAACATAAACTTTTCCATAGATTGGAGGATTTAATGCATCTCCACCATATGCAACTACCGAATCTGCATTATTGTAAATATTTTTGGTGATAATTGCATAATCTTGAGCAGTCACTGCTCTATATTGTGCTGAATAATATCTCGGCGCATTATACTTAATAGATTCAATGCTCTCTGCAGCATCTCCCTGTTGAGATTTATCTTTAACCGTTAAAGTAACAGCTGTAGCAGAGTATGATCTTCCAAGAGTATCTACAATTTTTCCAATAAAATTAAACGAACTAACTTGATTACCAGCAAGTCCTGAGGTAACCAAATATTCAAGATCAATAACCTCTCCGTCCTTTACTGCTCTACCAACACTATCATCTCCAAATCTAATCTCATATCGCATATCCTCAGTTTCGGATAAGAAATATGAACGAGTTGTTGGTGTTACTGTAGCAACTGTCTCTGCACGACTATAAAGATCCAACTGAGTAGACGACTCATTTGGTCTTACCTTTACAACTAATGTTGAAATATCAGCATCTTCTGATGGAATTTTATATGTTTGTTTCCCAAATGTATTAACAACATATGAGAAAGTTACTATACTACCTTCATAGATTTTAATAGAATCAAGTTCTGCTTCACCTGTATTTTGATCTACACTAACTGTAATATCATTCAAAGTATTCCAAAGATAAGAACCACCAGATGCAATAGAACCCTTCTTCAGAGTAACTGAAGTTGGATATTGACCATTTTCAGGAGTAGTTTTTAAATTAAGTCTTATACACGCTTTAGATGCATTAATAGATCTAGGAACGTAGTTTAATAACTTAGCAATATTTACAACATTATCTCGTATTGTAGCAGAAGGTAGAAATGACTCATTCAATGCCATATTTGCATTGAATGAAGTATAGTACGTATTATATGCTAGTAAATCTACTAGATATGAAAGTGCAGATCCATCAAAATCATAGTCAGTAAACTCTGTTCGAGTTCTTAGATATGACTTGATTGAAGATTTAACATCTTCAAAATCTAATGCTGTTAAGTTATTGGGTTGCATTACTCGGGTCTCTGTAAAACAAATTCTATTGTCTCAACAATAGGTAAACCAACTATTTGATATTCAATAGTTACATTTAGTTTATTGCCTTCAAAAATTGGAGTAACATCTACATTTGTAAGTTGTACTCTAGGTTCATATTGATTGATTGTCGTTGTTATTTCTTCCGCAACAGTATCTGCAGTAAATGCATCTAACGGTTCAAATAAAAGACTACTTACCGAAGAACCCACTAAGGGTTGAAACGGTTTTTCTCCTGGAGCAGTTAAAATT